TCTACCCCTCTCATCCGAAAAAAATTTTATGACTCCCTGCGACATTTGCCATACGGTTCACGGCCCACATCAGGCGCACTCGTTTCCCAAGACGGTTGATGATGTTCGTAACCAGATCGTAACCAAGCCTGTAACCACTCCCGTAACCAAAGATGTGGTTACTGTAACCATCTGTAACCAGTGTGTAACCAAGGATGCTGAGATAGCTAGGTTACGTAACCAGAATGAATTATTGCGCGAACAGATTGAATTGAGGGACAGGGAAACGATGAAACCGCCGAAACGAGACCGAGCGGCTTACATGAAAGTCTATCGGGCTAAGGGCCGCGCATGAGAGTCGTTGAGAGCATGACCAGTTGGGCGGGTGCTTACTACAGGGTGAGGATCTGGGGCAAGGAAGGTGTACCAACTGATACGTTTGTGGAGGCTCTTGAGGCCTTGGACGACAAGAGCTTCAACTCTGAGGTTACCCCATTGGTAGCTGACTACGTAGCCTGCCTGGACGCTCTGGAAGGCATTTCGGCCTACGAGGTGACAGACTTTGAAGGCCAGGGGGTGTGTATTTACCCTGAGTGGCCGTGATTCACTCTGCTGAGTTTGATGATGGGAAGTGGTATTTTGCTAGAGTCCCGGGAACGATTTACTGGACTCGGGGCAAGAGCAAGGGGGAGGTTTTAAGGAACATTGAGTGGTTTACCTTGCACCCGAGGTAAGAAGCGGGTTGGGGGAAGACACCTTCTGGACGTGGTTTAACCGGGAATTCGAGTCGAGCTTTAAGGTTCCTGCTGCACTGCGGGATGAGGACTGGCTCCTTCAATACGGGACTCTTGGGGAACCGAGGGTTAAAGGGGGAAGGACTTTGGGGCTTCTGTGGGAGCTTTACCCTGAGATGCAAGCCTTTGGGTGTGGGGGTTCCGACAAGATCCTACAGATGAAAGCTTGTGAGAAGTCGTGTGATGCTTCCACCGTTTCTACCCGGTTCATGCTGGACTACTTCAAAGCGGTTGTTTTACCTATCGGGGTTGACACCGACTTGTTTTGTGAAAAAGACCGCGAAGAGATGAGGAAGAAGCACAAGCTTTCTGGAAGGGTTGGTTTCTGGAGTGGCACTAACCACCCGATGAAGGGCAGAGACAGGTTAGAAGCCTACAAGAAGGACAATCCCGATGTTAAGTGGATCGAGGTTGAGAAAAAGTCTAAAACCCCTCAAAAAGTCCTTTCAGAACTGATGAGCTGTGCAGATTTTGCCCTTTTCACTGGAAGATTAAGACCTTATTACATGGTCGAGTGGGAAGTGATGGCTTGCAATGTACCAATAATAGACATTTCCGGAGTTGAGCGGGAATTCACTCCGAGTTCCTACCCTAGAAACGATGTTATGGATCAGGGCTGGTCACGACACCAAACAAAAGAAAGTTGGGCCAAATTCCTCGCTTCCTGAACTTAGGCTGTGGCCCCTACAAGATCGAGGGCTACATCAATATAGACCAGAACTCAAGACAGAAGCCGGATTTGGTAAGAGACGTTAGGAAAGGCCTTCCCTTTGATGACGAGAGTGTCGACGGGATCACAGCCAGTCACTTCCTTGAACATCTTGACCACATGGAGATGCTGGACCTGCTGGAAGAGTGCTGGAGGGTCTTGAAACCCAAGTCCCAGATGAAAATAGTGGTCCCGATAATGGATTTTTCCTCTCTTGACCACAAGCAGTATTTGTCTGAAGACGCTTTCGACATCTTTGGTCGGGATGCGGCTGAGTACTACGATAGAAAGTTCGCCTGGACGATTTCAGACAAGGCAGTCAGAACCAACTCCGCTAGAAGGCAAAACCTGCACCTGGTTCTGGAAAAGTGATCTCGATTTGCAGCCTGATCTACAAGTCGAGAAAGTACGCCAAGGCTGTTTGGGAGTCGGCACACGAATTCACTCCCCATTTAAAAGACGGTAGGGCAAGGTTTTTCTTCGTTGCGAACGACCCGGTTATAGAAATTGACTATCCCCACGTCGTTCAGAGAAACGAAGTTTTGTCTGAGGCAAAGCTCATAGCTTTAGGCTTCAGACCTCCCGAGTACATCAGACGGGTGTACCAGGGCTGGAATAGAGCGATTCAAGAGTCCGAAGAGCAGATGGTTCTCGTTAACAGCGATAACCTCTTTTCTCCTGGCTGGCTGGATGGTCTTTTACAGCACTACTCAGAGAACACGGTCGTTTGTTCAAAACTGATTGAACGCTACCATCCTAAACATGGACGGTTTGTCGCCTCTCTCCCTGGAGACTTCGGGGACAATCCAGACTCATTTGATAAACCCGCTTTCCTTGAGTACGCCATTAGATCCAAGTTCAACAAGACCGAAGAAGGTGGCGCTTTCATGCCTCTTTTAATGTCGAGGGCCAAAGCTTTAGAAGCTGGGGGTTACCCGGAAGGTAACCGAACCAACGGAGCCGCTGGAGACAAAGCCTTCTTTTCCAGCCTTGCAAAACTCGGAGTAAGGCACATAACCGCTCTGGATTCGCTCGTTTACCACTTCAAAGAGGGTGAGATGGATGAATGAGTTTTCAGGTCTCAAAGCGGTCTGGCACATTGACAAGATCAAAGACCTGAGAGAAGGCAAAAAGATTGTACCTACGCACGTCCAGTTGATCCTCTCGGACCTTTGTAATCAAAACTGCCACTTCTGTGCTTATAGGATGGAAGGGGGTTTTACCTCTAAGTACTTTGGGGGCAATCCGAACCGCTTCATCCCTACAGAAAAAGCCCTGGAGATACTGGACGACTGTAAAGAGGCTGGGGTTAAAGCAATAGAGTTTACCGGCGGTGGTGAACCCACGGTACACAAGCACTGGGTTCAGATCATCGAGCATGCCCAGATGTTAGGTCTACAGACCGGGTTAGTCACAAACGGGGTTCGCCTTAAAGACCACCCGATTTTAGAGAAACTGACTTGGCTCAGAATCAGTTTGGACGCCGGAACCCCGGAGACTTACGAGCGGATCAGACAAAGTAAGTCTTGGCCACAAGTCATGAAGAACCTGGAGATGGTGGGTAAGCTTAAAGGCCCACTGGTTGGGGTTGGGTTCGTAGTCACACTGGAAAACTTCAAGGAACTGTCCGACGCCTGCGCTTTGGTCAAGTCTTTCGGGATTCCTTACGTCCGGGTCTCGGCCATGTTCTCCGAAGGCGGGGCTGATTATTACCAGGGGTTTTTGAACGAGATCGACCAGGAACGAGGCTGGGCGCATGGGATGGAGGACGACTCGTTCAAACTCATCGACTTCTTCGACAACCGGATTGACGACTTAAAGCAAGCCGCTCCTGACTACTCCTTCTGCGGTTATCAGCAGTTCGTAACTTATATCGGTGGGGATCAGAAGGTCTACACCTGCTGTACGAATGCGTACACGCCTCATGGCTTAATCGGGGATCTGACAAACCAACGCTTTAAAGATTGGCTGAAAGAGACACGGACTTTTGATGCTAAGTCCTGCCACCACTGCCAGTACAACGGCGTTAACAAAACGGTTAACTACATGCTGAGTGAACCCGCGCACGTCTCTTTCGTGTGATTTCACTCATCCTGCCCTACTGGAACCGCCAGAAAGCCGCAAACGAAGCTTTAGCACTGCTGGACAGGCACTACCGAGAGATGGATCTGGAGATCATCGTTATAGACGATGGTTCAACTCCACCTTTCGAGCACGACTTCGTAAAAATCATCCGACTCCCTGAAAAGAAGGACGCGCAAGCTACGTGCGTTCCTATAAACCGTGGGGTTGAAGCTTCCAAAGGCGACATCATCGCTTTGTCTGGGGTGGAAATGCTCCACAAGAAGCCAGTGTTGCAGGAAATGCTCAAGACTTTGAAGGAAGGCACTGAAAACACGTACGTTTCAGCCGCCGTCTGGTGTCCAGAGCAAAATCGCTGGCACGCGCACAGTTCCATTAGAAAGTACCCGCTTCACTTCATGACCATGATGAACCGGTCTCTATGGGACCGGGCCGGGGGGTTCGATGAGGACTACAGAGAAGGCGTTTGTTTCGATGACGACGACTTCGTTAGACGGCTTTTACGGGCCGGAATGAATTACGTCTTTAGAGACGACTTAGTAGTAACGCATCCCAGACGCAACGCTAAAGGAATCAACGTGCCATGGCGACTGGAACGAAACCGCAAACTCTTTGAGAAAAAGTGGCCCAGCTAACTCCGCAGCAAATCAAATTATTCGAGAGTTGGTATTTAGACCCCGATAAATTTGATCGGGACATGTGGCCCGGTAAGACAGAACAACCTGAGAAGTGGCAGACAGAAGCATCCCGTTTAGTCGTCAGAAACGACAGAACAGCGATTAGATCAGGCCACGGCGTAGGCAAGACCTGTTGGTTAGCCAGAAGAATCATCTGGTGGGGTCTCACTAGAAACCCCTGGAAAGTCGGCTGTACCGCTCCATCCTCCGGGCAGATGTTCGACGCTTTGTGGTCTGAACTCGCCAAGTGGCACGCCAAGATGCCGCCCGAGTTCAGGCAGTTTTTTGAGTGGAAAGCTGAACGGTTTGAGTGGATTCAGGCTCCGGCTGTTTCTTATGCGGTTGCTAAGACTGCAAGACGGGAAACCCCGGAAGCTTTAGCAGGCCTCCACTCCGACCACATGCTATTCATCATTGATGAGTGTTCTGGAGTTGATGACATCATCTTTGAGACCGCTCGCGGTGCCATGAGCACCAAAGGCGCTAAAACGATTATGACCGGCAACCCCACAAGGTTGTCTGGTTACTTCTTCGACGCTTTTCATAAGAACAGATCCTATTGGGCAACCCTTAAAGTCGCTGCCCATGAGTCCACACGTTGCAACTTGAAAGAGCTGGAGCAGTGGAAAGAAGAGTACGGGGAAGAAAGTAACTTCTTTAGAGTCCGTGCTTTAGGTGAATTTCCGAATGCAGAGGATGACGTAATCATCCCTCTGCACGTAGTTGAATCAGCAGTCACCCGAGACGTAGCCCAAGTCGAGAGTGAAGAAATCTGGGGGCTGGACGTTTCCAGAGGCGGTGCTGACCTGTGTGCTTTAGCTAAAAGACGCGGGAACGTCATGCCGGAAGCGGTAAAGACCTGGAGATCGGACGATGCGATGGTCTCCGTTGGGAAAGTAGCCCAAGAGTACAGGGATGCAAAGACCAAGCCCGCCATGATCTGTGTAGATGCTATAGGTCTTGGAGCACCTTGTGCCGACCGCCTTGCAGAACAAGGTCTTCCTATTATGTGCGTCAACGTCTCGGAGTCTCACTCCAGCAACGACAGGTACTTACGGTTGAGAGACGAGATGTGGGAACGAGCGAGGACTTGGTTCTTCAACCGCGACGTAAAGATCGTGGATGACTCCGCGTTCATAGGGGAAATCAGTTCTGTTCGCTGGCAACCGACGAGCAATGGAAAGATGAAGGTTGTGACCAAAGCGGATATGAAACTCCCTCCCCCGAGAGGGTTGGGTAAAAGCCCAGACCGTTCGGAAGCGTTTTGTTTCACCTTCATGGCGACCGCAGGAACAGTCAAGAAAGCACGTCCGTTTACTTATCCCAATTTGGGACTTGCGTGACGGACGAAGAGTTAGCGGTGGCTTGGAAAATGGCCGAGTACAACCCGCCAGCTCCGTTTTTGCCAATAGAAGTGCGCGACATGATACGGCGTCTTGTAAGTGAGATTGAGCGGTTAAAAGAACTACCTGACTACGACAAAAGGACATAGAGATGGCAATTTTTGGCGGCAAAGGGCAACCGAACGACAAGTTCATCATGGACATGGCCCGTTCCAAAGGGAACATAAAATCCCCTCCTGCAAAACCGGATGGTGGAAAAGGTAAGGCCAAACAGCATCACACCGCCGCTGCCGTGCGCAAAACGAGCGGACGGCTTCATCCCGGTGAGATTGGAACGCTCAAAAAAGGACTTCGATGAGCATCTGGGCAGACCAGCAGATTTTGGCGCTACAGAACAGGGTCAAGGAATTGGAAGAACGTCTGTCCGTCCTTGAGAAACCCGTTCGCTGGGCGCCGGAGTCTGTCGAATTGGGCGGGACTCACAAGATCGACAAGCGCTCGAAAGAGTATCGCCAAAGCATAGGCCGATAGTGGAAGAACGCGAACTCGTTAGCCTGATAGAGACTGAAGTCTCGAACTCAATAGGTCAGGCAGGGGGCCAGCTCGCCAATGAAAGGGCGATGGAGCTTGACTACTACAACAGTCAGCCTCTCGGGAATGAGCGGGTTGGTGAGTCACAAGTCGTTTCCTCTGACGTGTTTGATGCCGTCGAAGGGATGTTACCCCACCTTCTAAAGACATTTACAGCCTCAGATGATGCGGTCGAGTTTGAACCCGAAGGGCTGGAGGACGAGGAAGCTGCTAAACAACGGACTGACGCCTGCAATTACGTCTTTTACCGGCAGAATAACGGCTTTGTCCTCATGTATGAGTGGTTCAAAGACGCCCTCATACAGAAGAACGGCATCGTTAAATACTGGTGGGATGAGAGCGAGGAAGTAACCGAGGACGAATACGAGGGGCTGACCGAAGGCGAGTACATGAAGCTCGTCAACGATGAGTCTGTGGAAGTCTTAGCCCACACGGCGTATGACGATCCAGACGCCTTGGAACAAAAGAAGGATGTGGCTCAACGGTTGAGCCAGCAAGGTGCTCCCCCTGAAATGTTGGCGCAACTTGAAGCGGCTCCTTTTCCTCAGTTGCACGACCTAGAGATCAAGACCACTAAAGACACATCCAAAATCTGCATTGAAGCGATTCCCCCGGAAGAGTTCGGGATTTCTTCAAAGCACAAGTGCATTTCGATACAGCAGACCCCGTTTTGCTACCACAAGACGAAGATGACCATCTCTGCTTTAAGAGCTATGGGGTGTCCCGAGAAGATCCTTGAAGAACTTGGGAGTCCAGACGATGACATTGGCAGGCCCGAGGTCTTAGCGAGAGACCGCTTTACTGACGATAACTCCAATAGCGACACGATAGACGACTCCACGAAGGAAGTGGACGTTACCGACTGCTTCATCCGAATTGACTACGACGGTGATGGGGTTGCTGAACTTCGCCACATCATCATGCCGGGACGCAAGATCTGGATCAACGAGAAGTCGAGTCACATCAACTACGCGGCTATAACCCCCATCATCATGCCGCACCGCTGGGTTGGTAAATCCATAGCGGAAATCGTGATGGACGTTCAGTTCACGACCTCTGTGTTGTGGAGGCAGATGCTGAACAACCTGTATCTGACGAACAACCCTCAAAAGGTCGTTCTGGGTTCCGCAGGCGGGGTTATACAGGCAGATTTGGACAGGCTGATGACATCCAGAGTCGGGGGGATTTTGGTCGAGTATCAACCCAATGCCATTAGAAATCAGGAAGTGCCATTCGTAGCCGGGGCGTCCTTCCCGATGATCGAATACATGCAGGGGGTTAAAGAAAACCGGACAGGTAACACCCGCTACAACCAAGGGACAGATGCTGACAGCCTGAACAAGACTGCCCGAGGCATTGCGATGATCCAATCCGCTGCCCAGCAGAAGTTGGACTTGATTGCGAGAATCTTTGCGGAAACGGGGGTGAAAGATCTCTTCAGGGGAATCGCTTACTTCCTCTCGAAGTATTCCAGTAAAGCAATGACCATCCGTTTAAGAAACAAGTGGGTGGACATAGACCCCAGATCGTGGAAAACGCAGTTTGACATGACGGTGAATGTCGGTCTGGGTACTGGAAACAAGGACGCTCAGTTAGTCCACCTGTCAAAAGTCGCTGAGATGCAGTTAGCATTGATGGAAAGCGGCAGGGGTTACATGGTTACCGATCAGAACGTCTATAACCTCTACAAAAAGACGACTGAGAACATGGGGTTCAAACACCCGGATTTGTTCATTACCGACCCTGCCCAAGTACAAAAGCCACCTCCGCAACCCAACCCGGATATGATTAAGATTCAGGCCGAAGCTCAAGAAGCTCAAGCCAAGATCAAATCGAACGAAACGATACGGCAGTTCGACGCCCAGACGCAGAAAGAAGTCGAGGGCATCAAGTCCCAGACTCTAATCGCTATAGAACAGATGAGAATTGCCGCGCAGGAGTCGTTAAAGAAGATGGAACTCCACCACCAGGAGCAACTGGCTATTTTCGAGGCCAACAACGACAAGCAAGGGCCGGTGGACGATTCCGCTTTGAAGGAGCAGCAATCCATACGAGACGCTCAAATCGAGGTGTTCAGAGCCGAACTGGATGCAGCGACCAAGAAGCAGATAGCCGACTTGGATGCAGCTACCAAGCTCCAGATAGCACAGATGACCGCAGCTCAAAAAGCGGTTTCAGAAGAAAAGAAGCCTGAAAAACCAGAAAAGCAGGACAACACTGAAGTGCTAACGGCTTTGGCGGCTATCGCTGAAAACACCGCCAAGAAGCCCAAGAAGTACGTGGTGAAAGAGACCAAGGACGGCCATGAGATTACAGTTCAATGAGTAACGTCCATATCCTGAAGTCTGAAAACAACCGTATAACAGCGGTTCTGCATAACGCTTCAGTGAGGGACTTATGCAAAATGTAGCGACGGCCAACGATATGCAGACTTTCATTGGCGAGCTCATCAAGGAATTCGACGGCAATGTGAAGTACACACCCATGTTGCAGGATCACCCCGACTGGACGAAGGAACAATGCCTCGCCTTCGCTCGCAAGTGGGATGCTGTTGCTCGTAAGCAAGGTAATACGAATCACATCCCATACGGTCGTAACATCTTCAAGGAAACTAAATGACACCACAGCAGCTCGCAACACTCAAGACCTACATCCTTGCGCAGCCGGATTTATCCTCTGAGCCGATGAATGGTGATGGGCATTTCAATATCGCGGTCAAGTTGAATATTCAAGCAACCCCAGATGCTTTCACATGGAAAAACCGTGGCGAAGTGAATCTCGGGGAAATCATGGGCAATGGTTACGTCTACGACCGTATTGATAATCTGACGGTCGGTAGGGCTAGGATTTGGGATGAGATAAAAACTGCGCTCAATCTGGGGGAGTTCACCGCCAACTCAACGAATCATCGCGCCGGTATTACTTCAGCGTTTAATCAAGCCGCTGACTCTGGCATGCGCTTGGCGATTTTCGGGCACATGCAACGCTTTGCCAGCCGCTTTGAGCGGCTTTATACCGCTTCCAATGGAGCCACAACGAATGATGCCGGTGTCGGCCCGATAGCCCTGGTTGTTCCGGGGCCGGTAACGCCGTTCGACGTGGAAAGCGCGAGGACGCTGCCCTAATGGATCAGTTCGCGGGTCACAAGTATTACGATAACTCTGCGGTTTGCCTGACGTGTGGGCACCAGCATTTACTGCCCAAGGGGGAAGGGCTGGGAACGCAGGCGTGGCTCGACTGGCTGCATAAACACGATGGACATGAAAACTTCATTGTCCCGACCAGGCTTCTGTCTCGGTTGGGTGAGCGTCAAGCGCAATTGGTTCACAACGCGGACCGCAAGATTGCGTATGCGGCGAGCGCGGCATACACGATTACGCTGACAGGACTTGCAACCTCTTCAACGCTGGTGGCTGGCCGGGAGGGTAGTTCACTTTCCAACGCCAGCAATAAGTATCTTGATGAACTCGTAGCCGGTCAGATTATGGTAGGTACAACGCCAACCGCAAGCACGAATATCGAAGTCGATATCGTGGCCGCTCTGGACGACACTCCGACTTGGCCTGACGTTTTTGACGGCACCGATAGCGCAGAGACAGTCAGCAACGTGGGTATAAAGGCGGCGATCTGTGTGCCGGTGGCGTTGATCGCAGTGCCTGCAAATACGTCTGACCTGGGCTACCCATTCGGCCCGCGCGGAATACGGCAGTTTTTCGGTGACGCGTTGCCAGTCGCGCATGTTCCATTCGTCACGCACAGCACAGCGGTCAATCTCAACGCGACCGCTGCGAATCATTTCATCAAGCATACGCCCGTTTACGAGACGATTGCTTAATGGAGCGAGTTCTAGGTTCTACTCGATTCAACGGAACAACAACTACCGTTCAGTTTGGGGACGAAGATTCAACGCAGCTCCTGACAGCGCAATCGTGTCTAGCACTGACTTACCCGATTGGTACTGGCGAAGGCGGGTTCGGCAGTATTTTCTCCAAGGATAGCGCAGGCACCAATCCTCGCGGCCCACGCTTTCTGATCGACCATAACTCAGGAACGCCGCGCTTATTTTTTGGTTGCAACAGCACTGGTGTTGGCGGCAGTCCGCAGGTCGCATCGAATACGGCGATGACGTATGGAGAATGGTGGAGCAGCGCCTATTCGTGGGATGGCACCGCTGGCTTTGCTGCTATTAAGCTGTATCAAGGAAAGAGCGGCGTACCTGTAGTTGAAACCGCTTATACGGGCGGCTCGAATGGTGCTGGTTCAGCGACTTACGGCCCGGTATTCGGTTTTAGCGTTGGCAATCGTAATGCGCAGGATAGAACGTTCAACGGGGATATCGCCTTTGTAGCCCGCTGGAACCGTGTGTTGTCGCTGGCTGAATTTAGAACGGCCCAAACCTATGGGCCACTCGCGGTTCCGGGTCTTGTATTTTGTTGGGCGAATGGCCGCGACTATGGGCCATTCAAAATCAAGCCCACCAACGTCCGCGTGATCAGCTCCGGCTTAACTCCGCCGGTCTTTGTGCCGCTTCTGTCGCGGCGAGCCTTCGCGGCTAGATCACCGGCGACCTGCGCGTTAACCGGAACTGTCACTACCGCCACCGAAACGGACATCGTAACTGGCGGCAAGACAATAATCCTGACGCTCACCAACGATACGTGGGTGGCTTCCGGTGCGACGTTTGACGCGCAGCGTCAGAACATAATAGATGGTATCGACTCAGCGCAAGCGGAGGCAGCGGGCTGGGATGCGACTGTCAAGGCGACTCAAGGTGTTGCCGGGGTCGTAAGAACAAGTAATACGGTCGTTACGATCACGCTGGATGCACAGGCGACCTACAACATTACGGCAACAGAGACTATTACCGCGACTGTGCCAGCAACGGCTTTGACGGGTGGTTCTGCGATCATTGCGACACCGACGTTCGACGTAACCCCGGTCGGTGTTACCGGCAACCCCTGGAACTATTACGCTCAACTACGAAGGATGGCCGCTTAGATGCCCGGATTTCTGAAGCAAAGCACAGCCGCGCAATCCAGAGCGTTAGGGCCGTTCATTTCTGACAGTGATTTCAAGACGGTCCAGACCGGCCTTACGATAGCGAACACTGACATCAAGCTTGTTGTCAA